CTTCGTGGCCTAAGGCAACTATTTCTAGCCTGAATGGCCTTATGCGTGTAGCTAAGGATTTACCTGGCTTTCTTAGTGGGTTGCTAGAAGTAATTAAAGATGCTCTTGATGCGGGAACTAATAATTACTTCGGTTTTAACACTATGAATTCTATGTTCACGGCAACAGATGCTCTTAACATCAAGTATACTGAACTTCTTAAGGAATATGAACAACGTAAGTTACTTGTTAACGTTGAGAACTCTATACGTTTAGATTTCCTCATTAAAGAATATGAAAAAGTGTTGATAAAATTAGACAACAAACAGAAAATCAATTTTTCACGTCTTATCAGCACTAAATTGGCCGTCTTACGAAAGATACAAGCTCATTTCCATGTATTCATGGCGGTAGACAAATCTTTTAGACAAGAACCTTCTACAGTGTGTATAAGAGGTCCTCCCGGTATATACAAGACTGAGCTTAGTGCTCAGCTAATAGATATCGTACTTAGAATCTCTTTGAGCAAAGACGAAGTTGACAAATCAGAACGGCACAACCTTGTGTATGAACGTAAGTCTACTCAAGAGTTCTGGAACAATTATCCGCCTACATGTGAAGTTATCACTATTGACGATTTCGGTCAGCAAAGAGAAGCAGTAGGTTCGACAACTAGTTGTTACTTAGATTTAATTTATATTTACAACACAGCACCTTTTATGTTAAACTGTGCTGGTTTAGAAGAAAAAGGAAATGTTTTCTGTAACGCCAAGTGGGTTATTATGACCACTAACGTGTTAGATTTTAAGCCTTATTCTTTAGTGGATAAGCGTGCCATTGATCGTCGTATAGACTTCATGGTCGAGCCCGTGCCTAAGCCTGAATATGCTATGCCTAGTGATATCAACGTTCTGGATCCCACAACCATTAAAACGGAGACGGAAGGAGTCTTGGATGTAACCCTAGACAAATTCAATTTCTTTGTTTCTCGAAATGGAAAAAAGGATAAAGTCCTTTACACGTTTGAGCAATTCGTCAGTACCCTTCATGATTTACACACCACAAAAACAAAGCGTTTTGTACAAAATGCCAAGCGCCGCGCTAAAATGGTTGACCTAGTTAAGCAACAGCTTAAACACCGTAACGATATGGAGAAAGAACACAATGACTATGTTAAAAATCATTCTGCGAAATTCCCTGAGAAGTCGTTTACTTTTATGCAAGCTAGTTTCGATAGCGAAATCGAAGAGCCTTTGGTAGATGGCTATGTACCTCCACTAAAAGACTTCGACGTATTTGATGCATTAGACAGAGCCTTTATGGAAGGTATGGAGAATATTAATGAACCCTTACCAGACAATTGTAAAATGGGTATAAATTTTAGTTATATTCATACCCCGAAGCAGCTTCAGCTTCGCATAGACCATGTAGTGGAGCTACTTAAAAATGCCAATACTATTAACACTCGTGAAGCAACATCGGCTGAAGAAGTTATAGAAGCTTTTGGTGACGTCACACACTTGGTGAGTCGCCAGGCTCATGCAATTCTTTTGAGGCACATCGATGAAAAGTGGCTTATGTTCCATGCGTTATGTTATCACCTATATACATTTGAATACAAGGTACTTACTCAGGACGATGTGCATCCACTCTTCGCCGGTATGTCACCTTTTGTATACTTCTTGATGGTTGCCAATAAAAAATCTGAATATGGTGAATACCTTTTCAGAGGTTATGAATTCACGCGCTGTGAGATTGAAGATATCACACTCATGATATCGTTCGAAGTCCCTATGTTTGATAGTATTAAGGACTATATAATGAAGAAAGGCGTTGTGTTTAGTGAATATCTAACGACGCTACCAAATTACGTAAGGATAATATTCAGTTTTGGTGCTGGATATGCAGCTTTTATAGTTTACTATAAAGCGCTCCAAAGTGGCATAAGCTTGTGTAAAACAGCCTATAATTTCATAGTACGGCTTATAGCAGGAGGAAGTGCCCAAAGTTCTCAACCTAAATATAGCAAACTCTCTAAACAAGAGCGCGTTAATCTCAG